TTTTATTTATGGGCACAAGCCCCCCTTACCGTCAGTCAGACGGGCAAAGTCGGTTAGGTGACGAACCTAACCCTCATGCAACTGATTTACGAGAATGGAACCAATTCCTTTTTATACCCGAGCGGTTCACACCGTCTGGGTACCTCTCCTGTTGACGACCGCCCCCAAAGGGCAGCTGCCATATGAAGATGACCCCCGTTCACCCAAAGTGGTACCTTGGGAAAGAAGGGGACTAGGCAATGGAACCATCTGATGGAGTCCTTTATTATTGGTCTCCACCGCGAAGTGACGTCGTGAATGACGATATCACCAAGCTCGTAAGGGCCTCGGAAAGACCGTATGTCATTTGGCAGCTGATCGAGCGCGCGTAAGCGTGCTCGGTAACCCGGAGCGTTTCGCAGGTGCATGTTGCATAGCCTGCGATAAAGCCCGTTAGCCAAGCCAATCCAATCAGTAGGTTCAATGGGTTCTCCTTTAATAAAGTGGGATCGAACATCAATTCCACAGAAGAAGTCCCCACCACAACTTTCCCTGAAAGGGCCGTCGACAAATGTCTTCTTCGAATTCGGAGTGAAACCCGTAAAGCGAAGGACCGAGATCAAGTCATGGGCACTATCTTTTGGAACGATTATATCGTCACCGAAGACATTGACGGTCGAGCCGAGCGATAAAACGCCTTCATCCTGAAGCGATGCCGCGAGGCATGCGAAGATTAGGGTCTCAAGCTCAAACGTAAAACCGTTTCCCATTGACGAGAACTTCTCTAACAGAACCCACGTCTCCTTTTTACTGCCAGGCTTTTTAATTCTGGTATAATGAGAGCGAAGGGAATCGAGAAGGCAATACCATTCATCAGGTAATAAGTACTTGACCAGATGTTTGGCTACAGTATCAGATGCAGCAGACAAGTCCACCGTACAGAGGCCGCCGTGAAGGCTGCCTACACACGCAAGCTGCATGTGTATTTCCTTACTTCTGGGAAGAAGCAGGTTGTATCTCTGTAGACGACGCCTAATATGGGCGCCGATAGGTAGCTGGAGGCAGACATTCCCCCCAGGTTCGATGCAGATTCCGCGATCGGTAACCGCCGTCTTATCAACGGTAGTAAACCGGTTCCCACGAGTCTCTGAAATCGTTTGTCTGACTTGAGACAGATGATGCCTACCCCAGGTGCTGGGCCAGAAGTAGTGCTCAAAAATCGAGCGCGCATCCGCTGTAACTGCTGGTGTTCTTTTGAGTTTATCACTCAGCGTGAACTTCCTAGGTAGCCCGTTGAGGGCCCTTTGAACGCTTCGAGTGCGAGGCCATTGTAGCCGTACACCCTCCATTTCGAAAGTCGCACCAGGACCAAACGATAACTCGATGTTCTGAGGAATCGGCCCCAAGATTGTTTTAATCATTTTACGTACCCGCCCAAAATAAGCGGCCATACGGGGATCGAGCTCATGAAGCTCGTCTCTGATAAATCTGGGATCGAAGCGGTCGTTGGTTTGCTTACACTGTTTCTCGGCTGCCCAAAATGTATCATGGGCAGCTTGCTCTCGATCAACTTTGATTGGCAAGAAGACCGCCTTTCTCAGAAGATTAACAGCTTGAGAATCCCTCTTAAACCTTTCGGCTCCAAAAGGAGAGTCAATGTAATGCGTTGGATTGATGCCGAGATTGGCGATCTGATCCCACTCACCATTCTTTATTAGGGTATTAACCTTTAGGGAAATGGGAGTGTCGAGGTCCTCTAATAATTTGTGGACCACTTGTAGTAATGGAGTCTTCATGGATAGTTTCCTAAGTGAAGTATTTCAAGTCTTGGATTAGGGCACATTCCGTAAGCCCGAGCAATACTGCGCCTATTAAGTTGGCGCGTAACCAAACGCCTATTAAGTTGGCGCGTAACCGTCCTCAAATGCTGAGCGCATCAAAGTGCTCACGAGTAGGTTACCGAATTGGTGAATCGCTTCCTTGACTACCGTAGCGTCGCAATTCGTTGGAAGAACCAACGATGCCTTGATAGGCACGACAGCCTTCAGAACAACGATGGTGTTCTCTACCGCAGTGATCGGGTAGGAGTACTCAAAGTTGAACGTACGGGCATTACGGTTTCCATTATCACGGGAGACCAGAGAAGCTTTGGGGCGGTTTGCAGGGATGGTTGACGCAGCGTCAACCGCCCAGCGCGCCGGAACCCGGTCGCCAGCGGAAGGTGACTTGGCAACGTAGACGACATCAGTCGAACCGTTGGAAGCCTTAACGGTGATATTAGCCATAGATGGCATGTGAAACTCCTTAGTGAGGAAAACAGCTATTTTTTAGGTGAAAACAGCTGCACGATCAATGAGATCGCAGTTGCTCCCCGGGATGGGGAAAGTCCATTAAGCTTGATGGTCGAAAGGTTCGGCAATAGCAACGCCGTTCCCCGGATCATGCGGGCTCCATGGGATGTGGTGGTAGCATACTGTGCCGCAGGCCAGCCGGTATCTCGGTATTCTTTAACCGAGACGACGGTAGCTTTAGCATGCATAACACTGTAGGGCTTGATGACTTCAACGCCAGCAAAATCCGTGAAACTGTTGAGATATTTATCAACATTAACGAACCAGTTGACGACGAAACTCATCGGAACTAAAGCCCATGCTACAGACGCCGGGTTGATGAGACCTAGGCGGGCAGCGAGGTTCACGTTCGGATTAGTTACCCTGAACGTGGCCCCTTGGCGCACTCGGACACTGCCAGACAGGTTATAAGTGTTGGTGTTGATACCCGGGATGTAATCCGAGTCAACCCTACCACTAGAACTGACCTGTTGCGTGCACGAACCGGAGATGCGGGTTCGTTTTTCCGGGAACGGCTTGTCGAGTATCTGTGTAGCATTATAGATATCCGAAACAAGTGGAACCCATCCGAGCCAATATTCCAACCAAACCGCGGAGGCATCGCGGGGTCGGGTCCATTTCTGACCTTGCTTCGTGAGCTTCTTCTTTAAACCTTTGATTTCTCTTAGATTCAAGTGATGGGCAAACGCAGCGAAGTTCCCTTTCTTTAGCGCATAAGCCGCATTGGCTATTTGCACGAGACGGGTTCTTATCATGGTCATGGACTGTTGGGCCTCTCCGAAAGTTTCTCCGAGAGAAGCCGTCTCGCCGTAAAAGCGAGACCTCACCCTCTGATATGATGTGTTTTGACACGACACCATTGGATCAGAGAATGGTCCACCGAAGCCTCCAGCCAGGAACTGCGATATTATGCCGTTCTGGATGTCAGCTTCACTAGCTATCCAACTACCGTTGTTAGTCACTAAAAACTCGTTGACGTCATACCTGGCGCTGTAAAACGCGTACGGTAGAGGATCGCCAACATAGGGCTTTTGACGGTAGCGGTGACGTACGAAATAACGTGCTGGATATGGATATCCGTGAGGATAGAGCCAATTCATGACGCCACTTTCTGCAGTCATTGTGATAGCCATAGTGGAACTCCGTAGTAAAAGGTTAAGCCGGCCAGGCTTAACCTGTTCGACGTCTGCGATACATTGCAGGAGAAGCCGGTAATCAACCGGGGAATGACGGAAGTCAGGGAGTCGCCTCACGGCGGC